CCAAGCAGTTACAATTTCAACAACAGATGCAACAAACAAGGCAGCTGCAGCACAACAAAATGCTATTGCCGCTGCAGAAACAAAAGACTTAACAGCAATTGCTTCAGCAACTCAAGCTGCTAATACATACACTGATTCAAAAGTTGCAACTGAATCTACAGCTAGAAATGCAGCCATTACATCTGCAGTTGCAGCAGAAGCTACAAATAGAGGAATTGCAATAAATGCAGCAATTGCTACAGAAGTTGCAGCTCGTGATGCAGCAATTTCAGCAGTAAGCGGATCAGCTAATTTATCATCAAAAACAACAAACGATTTAGCAGAAGGGTCTTCAAATCTTTATTTTACAAATTCAAGAGCTATTTCAGCATTGAATTCTACATTAACAGATAGATTTGCAGCAGTTAATGGAACTATTGATGATCTATCGGCATACCTTTTAAACACATATACAACAACATCTGCATCGGATGCAAAATATGTTGCAAAAGATGGATTACAAAACTCTCTTGACAACTATGTTTTGGAAAGCGGAAGAGATGCAGCATTTGGCTATGCAGGAATAGATGCTTCTGGTAAGATACTGTCTTCTGTTATTCCTACATCTATTGCACGGGTCTCAGATGTAACATCAGAGATATCAACTGCAATAACTGGAGAGGTTACTTCTAGAAATTCTGCAATAACAACTGCAATAGATTCATTAATTAACTCTGCTCCAGGAACTTTGAATACACTTGGAGAAATTGCAGCTGCACTACAAACAGATCAATCTGGACTCACAGCTTTAACATCTGCAGTTAACCTTAAGGCACCAATTGCTTCCCCAACATTTACTGGAACGGTTTCTGGTATTACAAAATCTATGGTTGGACTTGCAAATGTGGATAACACTACAGATGCAAGCAAGCCAATATCTACATTAACACAGTCAGCTCTTGACTTAAAAGCCCCACTAGAATCACCAGCATTTACTGGGACAATAGATTTTTCTACAGCTACAGTAACTGGTTTAGATACAATTCTTCCAAGCCAGATGGGTTACACTGGCAAATATTTAAAAACAGATGGAACAAATGCTTCATGGGAAGACCTAGATCTTACATTGTATTTGACATCAGCAATTGCAGCAACTACATATGCAACTTTAGATAATGCAAAGACTTATGGATATCACAATGCAGGGTCAAATACAGCAGCAAATAAAATAGCATATGGATCTTCAGCTACAGGATATTCAGTTATATCCTCTCCAGCTGCGGGAGATATCTACATTCAATACTAAAGGGGACACAGGATGCCACTAAACATTTTTGATGGTTCTGCATGGAAACCCTTCAAAAAAATATCAATCTACGATGGCTCTGCCTGGAGAGATTCAAAAGCATCTTATATTTATGACGGCTCACAATGGAAAAAATTTGGAGCGGCAGTACCAGTAATTACAGTAGTACCAACATTTAGCTGGCAATATAATAATAGACAATCAGCACAAAGTGTATCAATTGGTGCTGGAACATGGGAAAATTCACCAACATCATTTAAATATGAATGGCAGCAAGCACCATTTAGCTCAACTCAATCTCATACAGAAAGCCAATGGGTAACAGTTGGAAGTGACCAAAACTCTTTTTATGTAGATAAACCTCAAATTGGTTATGTTTTGAGATGTAAAATTATTGCAACAAATGAGTTTGGAGATTCAGATCCATTATATATAAATGGAAATAATACGAGATCTGTATATACAAATGGAGTGGATTCTGTTTCAACAGAAGACCAAACTCAGGTTGTTAGGCCACAAGATGTATATTTTATAAGTCACGAATTAAATGCAAACGGAGTTATTAATTTAAGATGGATTAAACCAAATGGTACAGATCAATATAGGGTTTATTGGGTTGGCCCAGGAATACAAGATGAAAAAATTGTTACAACAAATAACTCCGTATATGAAACAACAACTATTGATACAGGTTCTGCAGATGGGCAGCTAACAGTTTATATTAGATCACAAAATACAACCAATCCCTACTCATATTTATTTAGCACACCTCTTGAAAGCATAGCTTTTAAAGATTATGTTGTTGCAGATATGAAGCCTTTTAAGCCTTCTGTTGTAATTGGTGTTTCTGATGTCCTTCAAACTACAGCAACCCTATCATGGACTAATTCTAATTTAACTCAGACGGGTTGGGAAATTTACTGGGTAAATCAAGATGGATCATCACTTCCAGCTGGCTCTGGCTCAGGATCAACAACAACAATCCCCTTAACATTTTTAACTGCAGGAGAAACATACAGGTATAAAGTTGTTGTAACTGGAACAGCTAACAGGTTTACTCAAACTTCATGGGAATCTAATACAGTGCAATTTACTATGAACCCAGGAGTGTCATATTACACTGGAACATCTGTATGTAAAGGAACTAGTGGAGTATATATATCAAACCCCTCAGTAACTGGACCTACAGTTTCTCAAGATAATACTTTACCAGCAGATACTTATGTTTTTGATGTTAATGGAAGTACAAAAACAGTATATAGAACAACATATTCCGCCGCACTAATTGATGCAGCTAACAGTTCTTGTGACCCTACAGTAACACCAACCCCGACTCCAACCGCAACACCTACACAGTACACATACTATACTGGAACCTCTACATGTACTCCAACTAGTGGAATTTATGGCGCTTCGCCCTCAGCATCTGGACCACTTACCAATACCACAGGAATTCCTTCTGATACATATGTAACTTCAGGATCACAAAGAATAAAAACAGTTTATAGAACAACTTATTCAGCTGCATTAGCAGATGCGGCAAATACAGCATGCGATCCTTCAGCTACACCAACACCAACAGCTACACCAACCCCAACTCCTACACCAACAGCAACACCAACTCCTACACCAACACCTACACCTCTGCCTTCTTGCCCTGGAACTTACACAAACCCAGTATCTGCAACTTGTGCAGAGCTAGGATATGTACGCCTTGGAGGATCAACAGAGTACAGCGTACCAAACGGCTGGTCTTGTTGTGGTGGAGCTCTTCCAACCCCAACCCCAACCCCTACACCAACACCAACCCCTACACCAACACCAGGTCCTACAGCTACTCCTACACCAACAGCAACACCAACTCCTACACCAACACCTACTCCAACTCCAGCAGCAAAATTAACATGCCCAGGAACTTATACTAATCCAACATCTTACACATGCTCTGAATTAGGTTATGAGTACTTGGGTGGTTCTTCAACTTACAGCGTACCAACTGGGTGGCAATGTTGTGGTGGAGCTTTAGCATTTGCACCTCCAGGATTCTTTGCACCACCAGGGTTCTTTTCACCACCAGGGTTCTTCTCTCCTCCAGGGTTCTTCTCACCACCAGGGTTCTTTGCACCTCCAGGGTTCTTTGCCCCACCTTCATTCCCGTCCTTTATCCCTTGGTTTGGACCTCCGTGTGTGGAAGAAAATACGCTTGTAGATACTATGGACGGCCAAGTGCCAGCCAAGTTCTTACAGGTTGGTGACAAGATTAAATCTATAGTATTAAATGAAATTGATACAACAACTTCAGATTCTTATCAGCTATCTACCTTTAACTCAACCACACTGACAGTTGGCGATTTTGTAGAAACAACAGTTATGTCTATTGAAGAGACACAAGAAGCTGACATTATATACTTTAATGATAATATAGATGTAAAGCTAACATTTACACAACCAGTTTTTGTAAAAACAATTGCTGGAGACTATAAGATTAAAGAGGCATATTATGTTGCAATTGGAGAGCATTTAATAATTGTAGATTCCGATGGAAATAAATCAGAAGTTGAGATAACAGATATTAATTATCTTACAGATGCAATAGTAAATGTATATCAGTATAGCTGCGAGCCATACGACTGGTTCTTTGTAAATGGCATGCTTGTGCACAACAAGTAGAAATGGTATTATTTGTATATGTCAGTAAAGCCCTGGGATTTACTAAATCCTAATAGCCAATACGCAACCCCAAAAGAAGCTGCAAATAGATATTCTATTTGTAAATCTTGTCCAGAGTTTTTGGGTCTAACAAAACAATGTAAAAAATGTGGTTGTTTTATGAAGTTTAAAACAAAGCTTCAAGCAGCAGAATGCCCTATTCATAAATGGGGTGCGGCAGAAGCAATAACTTTAGAGGATATGGAAAAGATAATGTCTGACAATAATGCAAGAATATTTGTAAATATACCATCATATAAAGATCCTGAGATATGGACAACCGTAGACAATTTTATTAAAAATGCGGAATTTCCAGACAGGGTTTATTTTGGCATAACACTACAGGATGATGATGTTGAGTATAATAAAGTAGAAGCATCTAAAAGAAATAATATCTCAGTTGACTGTTTAGTACCAGGCTCTATTATTGGTTGTCAGCCAGCTAGAAAAAATTCTCATAGATTTTATGACGGGCAGGAATATTATTTAAATATGGACTCCCACATGAGATCAATACAAAATTGGGATTCAGAGATAATCAAAGAATACAACTATGCTAAAAACAATTTTGATCTACTTGTTTTTACAGCATATGTTCCACCTTATGATGTAGATGAAAATGGAAATGATCAGATACCAGAGACTAAAACCAACCCAACATTCTTTATGTCTGAGTCAAATGTAAATCACTTTAAAAGCACTCTTATACCACAATTTACACCACAATATACAGAACCAGAAACAAATGTTCTAAGCCCGTATCTTTCTGGACATTTTTTCTTTACAGAGAAAGAAGTTATTGAAAATGTTCCTTTTGTAGACAAGATAGCATTTACTGAAGAAGAGCCTATGATGGCTATTAGATTTTTTACAGCAGGATATAATCTTGTAACCCCACAAAAAGTCTTTGTTTATCACAGATACGGGAGACCAGATAGAAAGCTTATCTGGGATGATAGCCCTGAAACATTTTACCCAAGGCATAACGAGTCAAGATCTCATTTTCAACAAATGGTTGCACACAATAAGATTAGCCCAGAGGATGGAATGTTTACCGAAAGAACACTTGAAGACTTTGAAAATTACTCAGGAATTCATTTCTCTACTGGTATACTAGAAGATAGGGTAATCAAAGGACTACCTTCTGGATTTACTCCGTCTTAAAAATATATATAGGATATAATTAGATAACATGCAATACCGCCAGGAGGCTTTAATAAATGGCAACAACTTTTCCAACAAGTAAGGACAACCTTACAAATCCAGCGGCAAATGATGAGCTAGTAGGACACGCAGCACAACATGCTAATGCTAATGATGCAATCGAAGCATTAGAAACTGTAGTTGGTGTAACAAATTCAACAGATGCAAATTCTTTAACATACAAGATAACAGCACTTCAATCATCAGTATCTGGGCTATCAAGCTCTTCAGATGCTATTTCAACCCAGCTTGGTCTAGAAGGAAATAACGACCTTGCAGTGTATGGGATTGAAAATCCAACAAACATAGATTCTTTTGCGAAGGCAGACTGGAAGACAGTTAACTATCGCATTCAGGTTACACAAGGTGCAGATGTATACACTTCAGAGATAGCGGCAACCTATTCAGGTTCAGATATCCTTGTAAGTGAATCAAACATTGTTTCAAGCACTAACACAAATATATTTACTTATACATTTGAAGAAAATTCAGGTATAATTAGTTTAAGAGTCACCCCTGTGAGTGGTTCTATATCAGTAAGATACTATAGAACTTCAATCAAGGCATAATAAAAAAAGCAGTAAGAGGAGTCATATAAATGGCAACAGTAGTAAAAAACTTTAGAATTAAATCTGGCCTCATTGTTGAAGGTACAACAGGTACAATCAACGGCCAAAACATCCTTAGAGAAACAGGATCAGACAGCTACATCCTCAACCTTGTAGGTGGAGCGACTCTAGTAAAGTCTGTAGAATCTACACAGCTTGAAGTTAACGGAGCTGGAAAGCTTTCTATCAAGTCTGGCGTATTTGATGCAGCAGGCGCAGCAGCAGCAGCACAGTCTGCAGCAGAAGCCACAGCTTCAGCAGATGCAACATCAAAGGCAAATGCCGCAGCATCATCTGCAATTTCAGCAGCCGCAACAGATGCTACAACAAAGGTAGCTGCAGAAGCAGCACTTAGAGTATCAGGCGATGCAGCTTCAGTTTCAACTGCAGCAGCAGATGCTACAGCTAAAGCAGATGCAGCTCAAGCAGCAGCAATTTCTGCAGCAGCAGCAGACGCTACAACTAAGGCTAATGCAGCAAAGGCAGGAGCAGAAGCTACTGCAGCAGCAGCACTTTCAACTGCAATCTCAACAGAGGTTACAAACCGTAATACAGCAATTTCAACTGCAGTAGATTCATTAGTAGATGGTGCACCAGCACTTCTTAATACATTAAATGAATTGGCAGCAGCAATTAATGATGATGCTAATTACACAACAACTCTTACATCAGCATTAGCAACAAAGGCTAATTCATCTGATGTTACAACAGCAATTGCAACTGCAAAGTCAGAAGCAGCAACAGATGCAGCAGCTGACGCAGCATCTAAGGTAGCCGCAGAAGCAGCTCTCAGAGTATCAGGAGACGCAGCCTCAGTAGCGACAGCAGCAGCAGACGCAACAACAAAGGCTAACGCAGCTCAAGCAGCAGCAGAAGCAACAGCAGCAGCTGCGAACACAGCTCAGCAAGCAGGAACAACAGCATTTACAGCGCTAAACGTAAATGATCAGGCAAAGCAGATCGCAGCCTCTTCATCTGGTACAGCATCAGTTGCTGGAACAGCTTACCAGTGGGCTAAGGCAGACTACCGCTCAGCCAAGCTACTTGTTAAGATCGATAACGCATCACACAATGAAATATCTGAAATTCTATTAACACTAGATGCATCAGATAACGTAGCAATTACAGAATATGCAATTGTTGGAACTAACGGATCAAGAGGAACAATTACAGCAGAAGTATCTGGTGCAAATGTTCTTGTAAAGGTTACACCAACAGATAACTCAACAATTAAGGTATCTGGAACACTACTTAAATAATTGAATAAAGGTTTTGGGGGATTCCTTAAAAATCCCCCACAATAAAACAATTAGGGGATAAGTGAACTTAAATGGCAACAGTAAATAAAAATTTTAGAGTAAAGAATGGATTAAATGTGGCTGGTACAGCTACGTTTGATTCCAACATCGTATTAGGCACCGCCCCAATAGCATTTGATGAAACAACAGGAAGACTCAAAGTCCAGATCAATGGAACTTGGGTCTCTTTAGCACATACAACAGATGTACCAGATACGACTGGTGCAATAAGCTTTATGGATATTGGATTGGCCGTAGATTATGACGGTAATCCAGTTTATACAGTTCAGGCAAACGGGGTTGTAACAACAGCGACTAAATTCGCTGACGGTGGAACCCCTTCAACAACTTCATATGATCTAGCATTTGACTCTAGTACAATTCAGTAATTGTAATATTGCAAATGGTATAATTTAGTAATAATATAAAATATAAGGGGTGGCAAATATGTCAACAGTAAGAATTCAAGTACGAAGAGGTCTGGCAGCAGACTGGACTTCAGTAAACCCAGTTTTGGCCGCAGGCGAAATGGGTGTAGAAACAGACACAAATAAATTTAAGTTTGGTAATGGAACTGGCGCATGGAGCACACTCTCATATGCAGCATCAGATTCAGCAGCAATCGGAGAAATTTCTCAGGATGCAATTAACACAGCTCTTACAATGGGCTCAGGACTTACAAAGACATACAACGACGGCGCTAACACAATTACAATTAGCGTTGATTCAGCAGTTGTTGCAACCAGATCATATGTTGATGCTGCAGTTGCAGGATTGTCAAGCTCAGTAGATGCAGCATACGTGCCAGAATCAGACAAGGGTGTAGCATTTGGTGTTGCAAGCCTTGACGCAAATGCAGTAGTTCCAACAATACAAATTTCAGATTCTTCAGTAAGAACTAAGTTGTCAGGAACTGCAGGAATTAGCTATAACGCAAGCACAGGAGTAATTGGAGCAGATACAACAATTGCAACAAGAACTTATGTAGATAATGCAGTTAGCGGTCTTGTAAATGGTGCTCCAGGAGCGCTTGACACAATTAATGAACTTGCTGCAGCAATTGGAAATGATGCAAACTATGCTACAACATTAACTAGTGCTCTTGCAACTAAAGCTCCAATTAATAACCCAGTATTTACTGGAACAGTAACAATACCAGCAGGAGCTTCAATTGGTGGCTATTACACAGCTCAGAACATAACAGATAACTACGAGACCGCTGGAACAGCAGAGTCTAAGTATCTTGGCAAAACAGATGCAGCTAGCACATATCTTACACAAAACAATGCAGCTAGCACATATCTTGCTATTGCAAATGCAGATGAAAGAATTCAAGACACAGCAGCTGGAATGATTCAGATATCAGCTGGAAATGGACTTGGAAGAGTTTATGATGATGCAGCTAACTCATTAACATTAAACATCGATCAGACTGTAATTTCTACAGTTGCAGCTCGTGATGCAGCAATTGTAACCGCTCTTGGAACTGCAGCAGCAGATGCTACAACTAAGGCAGATGGTGCAGTAACAGCTGCAGCAGCAGATGCTACAACTAAGGCTAACAATGCTAAGTCAGAAGCTATCACAGCAGCAGGAACAGCAGCAGATACAAAAATATCAGATCACAACACTGATACAACAAACGTACACGGAATTTCAGATACATCACTTCTAGCACTTAAGTCAGAGGTTGCAGCAGTTACAAAGACTTCTCTAGGCCTAGGCAATGTTGATAACACATCAGATGCATCAAAGCCAGTATCTTCAGCACAAGCTTCAGCAATTGCAACAGCTAAATCAGAAGCAATTGCAGATGCAACTGCTCAGGTAAATGCAGTAATTGCATCAGCCCCAGCAGCACTCAATACACTTGATGAGCTTGCAGCAGCACTTGGAGATGACGCTAACTACGCAACTACAATAACAACTGCACTTGCTGGTAAAGTTCCTTCAGCAACATCAATTTCACAGAAGACAGCAAGCTATACTCTTACATCAATCAACGAGAAAGACTCAATGATTGAAATGAACGCAGCAGGTGCAACAACAGTTACAGTCCCAACAGACTCAGCAGTTGCATTCCCAGTAGGAACGTCTTTGGATATTCTTAGAGTCGGAGCTGGCGCAGTAGACGTAGCAGGAGCAGGTGGAGTTACAGTTAATGCAACTCCAGGACTAAAGCTTCGCTCACAGTGGTCATCAGCAACATTAATTAAGAGAGCAGCAAATACTTGGGTACTTGTTGGCGATCTATCAGCTTAATTAGATTAAAAAATAGGAGATAAAAATGGCAAATAGAAAAATCGGTATTAAGTCTTCAGCACAGGATAACTTCCTGGAGCCAAAGGCCGTTACTGGATTTACTGCCACTGGTGTTAACGGAGGGGCGTTCAATAATGGTTCAGCGAATCTATCTTGGACGCTTCCATCCGATTCACCAGCAGCAACACTATATACAATAGTGTCAAGTCCAGCAACAACAACACAAACATCAACCTCTACTACAAAGTCCTTTACAGGCCTTGCTGGTGGTACATCATATACATTTACAATAACTCCATCTAATGCAGTTGGCAATGGTCCCACTACTACTTCAGGTGCTACAACACCTACTACCGTCCCCGCCCAAGTTGGTGCGCCTTCAGCGTCATCTTCATCAGCAGGAACAGACGTAGTGTCATGGTCAGCACCAGCAAATGGTGGATCAGCAATTACGACATATTACTGGGCATCATCAGACGGAAAGTCTGGCAGCACAGCATCAACATCCGTATCAGTTGGTCAAGAACAAGGAACTGCACAGACATATACAGTTTATGCAGTAAATGCTAATGGAAATGGTGCAACATCATCTGCTTCAAATAGCATTACAACTTTCTTCTCACCACCTTCATTCTTCTCCCCACCAGGGTTCTTCAGTCCTCCAGGGTTCTTTGCCCCACCAGGGTTCTTCAGCCCTCCAGGGTTCTTTGCCCCACCAGGGTTCTTCAGCCCTCCAGGGTTCTTTGCCCCACCAGGGTTCTTCAGCCCTCCAGGGTTCTTTGCCCCTCCTTCATTCGTGAGCTACATCCCTTGGTTTGGACCTCCTTGTGTGGAAGAAAATACGCTTGTAGATACTATGGACGGTCAAGTACCAGCCAAGTTCTTACAGGTCGGAGATAAGGTAAAGTCTGTTATCATTAATGAAATTGATGTAGACACAGCAGATTCATACCAGATATCTACTTGGAATTCAAATGACCTAACAATTGGTAACTTTGTAGAAACTACAATTACTTCAATTGAAGAAACACAAGAAGCAGATATTATGTACTTCAATAATAATATCGACACCAAGGTAACATTTACTCAGCCAGTATTTATTAAAACAATTGCTGGAGAGTATAAGATCAAGGAAGCTTATTATGTTGAAATCGGAGAGTCATTAGTTATAGTAGATTCTTCAGGTGCAAAGCAAGAAGTAGAAATCACCAAAGTTGATTATCTAACCGATGCAGTGTACAATGTATATCAATATAACTGTGAACCGTACGACTGGTTCTTCTTAAGTGGAGTGCTTGTACACAACAAGTAATTCTTTAAAAGATAGGACATAAAATGTCAAGTGCTGGACCAAAATTAATTGATCCAACAAAGATTACTAAGACCTGGAGCGATAAATCCCAAATCGCTCCAGGTATAGTACTTTATAAAAATGTTTTAAGACCTGATTTAAATTTAATATCTAGGCTAGAAAAATCAATTGCAGATACTTCAAATCCACACAAATGGAGGGATGCAACAGTAGGTTATGGGTTTAAAAAGTTAGACTATAGAGACTGTGTAGATTTTAAATTCAGAAAAAGCGATTTGCATAGAACAGACGAGTCAACAATGGAGCTAAAGCAGGTCTGGCAAGACTCTTATGATGTCATGAATGAAGCCGTAAAAGACTATTGTTTTGATAATAGTTTATCCGAAATGGAATATTGGGAAGTAATGAACTTTGTAAAATATGGTGAAGGACAGCACTTCCAAGAACACACAGATCACGGGTATTCTTATAATGCCACTGTCTCTCTAGTTGGATATTTAAATGATGACTATGAGGGCGGAGAAATATTTTTTAGACTTCAGGGCCTAACAATAAAACCAGACGCTGGAGACTTATTGGTATTCCCATCAAACTATATGTATCCGCATAGAGCCATGCCAGTAAAAACTGGAGTTAAGTATTCTTTAGTCACAATGCTGGACTATACCGATAGAGGCCATGTTGTAGGAAATACATTTACCAAGGAGCAGTAATCTATGAATTTAATAAAGTTCATAGCTAACAGGCATTGGCTAAATCAAGATAGTGTAAGCAGGCCAGACAGTAGTTCAAAAAACATACCCGCCTGGTATAGGAATGCCAACAGATTTGCAATTGATGAAAATGGCAAATATTACGAGCTTGAATCAGGCGGTAAGATACCAACTTGGAAAGCATGCCCTGCCTTATTAGACATGTTTATGTGCGGTTATATATTAAAGACTCCATGCGATGTTTTATTTTATAAAGATGAAAATAATCAAATTCAAATTAAAATAGAAGACTCTAGATACGATGACTTTTGCGTAAAAAGAGATCAGTTAAATGAATTTAAAACTCCAATTGGATACTATAGCAATTCATTTGCTTGGGTAGGAGATTGGGGCATAGAGACTCCAGATGGCTACAGCGCCTTATATATGACTCCAGCAAACAGATTTGATCTCCCATTCATAAACACTACTGGCATTATAGATACCGACGAGACTGGGCTTCCAGGGTCACTCCCTTTCTTTTTAATTAAAGATTGGGAAGGAACCATTCCAGCAGGAACACCCTATGCACAGATACTTCCATTTAAAAGAGAAGACTGGAAGTCTGAACTAGTAATAGAAAAAGCAGGAACTATATATGATAGAATTAAAGTAAATTACAATAAGTTTAGAATACCAAATGGTGGTGTCTATAAGAATACCCTATGGCATAGAAAGGAGTACTTATGATAAATTCACCAATAAATAAAGAAATGCTAAAAGCATATCAAGAAGTTCTCCCTACACTAAATGACTGGGACAAGTCTAGACAAGCAGAGCTTTGGTCAAAAGATAGAATTGATGGATACCTTATGTATAAATTCCATAGAAGCTCAGCTAGAATAGTGGAAGAAACAGGCCTTCAAATACAAAGCTATTTATATGAAAAGTATGGAAAATCTGAAAAGCTTTTCCCACATAATTTTCAGGTGATAAAAATATCAGGCACATTAAAATCTTGCTTAGTAGAAAGTCCAATGAAATGCCAGACCATCACATTCCTAACTGGAGAATTTGAAAATAAAACAGTAGAGGCAGATGCCAATAGTTCTTTTGAATATACTTTTGATAAGCCAGTATATGCATTTGCCGCTTTGTGGTCAAATGAAATAAACCTAGACATTCCAAAATGGTTTAGAAGACCATATCATAGGATGTCTTATGAATAAAGTAACTTTAGCGCCAGGAATAGTAGTTTATAAAAACATTGAGATGAACATTATGCCTACTATACTTAATTTTAAAGACGAAGACTGGTCTGACGAATATGTACTACACGGCTCTGGGGTTGTTGATGTAGACAAAGAAGTTAGAAGCACTCGCTCATTTGAAGTACCGCATAATTTATTAAAAGCACAAAATCAAGATCTTTTAGAAATTTCAAATATAATAACATCTTCTATTAATGAAGCTGAGCAAGATTATTTCTTTGATCATTTTATAGAGCCAAGATCACATCAAGATTTTAAAATACTAAGATACATAGAGGGAGATCATTTTAGCTCACACTCAGATGATGGCGGAGGAACTTTTAGAAGAGTTTCAACTGTATATTATATTAATGATGACTACCAAGGCGGAGAAATTGAATTTACAAGGTTTGGAATATTGTACAAGCCAGAGGCAAAAGACTTTATAATATTTCCATCTTCTTATGCATATACACATAGGGTGCTTCCAGTAACAGGCGGAATCAGATATGCAATAGCTAGTTGGATAAGATGATAGATAAAGTAGAAGTAGTTAATAACTTTTTATCTAAAGAAGAGATAGATGTTTTAATGAAAGAGTGTTTAGATGAAAATACACAATGGAGATATAGAGATACTCTTGTAAAGGTTCATGTTGCAAATTCAAATAGCCATGATACAATAAAATCTATTAAGTCAAGAATTGATTCATTTTTTAATAATCAATTTTATGTTCAAATAATAAGACATTTAAACAAAACAACTAAAGAGACCACCTGGCATAGGCACTATGACGCAGAGTCTGGCAATGGAACTGAGTATGGAGTTATACTATATTTAAATGATAACTTTGATGGCGGGGAATTAGTTTATCCAAATTTAAATTATACCTATACTCCAAAGGCAGGTGACATGGTAGTTCATCCAGCAAGTGAGAAATTTACACATGAAGTAAATCCAATTATTTCAGGTGAAAGATATACTTTAACTACATTTATTAGGAAGGCATAAAATGGATAACATTAATCCTAAAGTAAGAATTATAAAAAACTTTATAAGCAAAGATGAGTGTGACTGGCTAATAGACTATGCAAATACAATCAACCTATGGCCAAAAGCAAACAGATCCAGATCTATGTTTAAAACAGAAAAAGAATATCTGTCTCACGCAGAGCATTGGGATAATAGAAGAATTGAAATAAATACTCTATACGAAGAGGGTATGGATAAGCACATAGATTTATTTAAAAAAGTTGTCCCGATTCAAAGCAAAATGAAGGAAGAGGTTTTAGATTTCTTTAAGCCAGATTTTAATTTGTTTAGCGAGCTTTGGGAGATAGTTAAATGGGAGTATCCAAACTTACAGTATCCTCACATAGACTTCATAGATCCAGATTTTGATGAAAGCTTAGTTGACATAAATACAGTTCCAGAAGATTGCAGATACTTTTTTGATCCACAAAATATTGCTGAATATAAAAGGCTATTTACAAACAAAATGTATACATCTATGCTCTATCTAAATGATGATTTTGAGGGAGGCGAATTGTTTTTCCCTCAACATGACTTTACCATTAAACCAGAAGCTGGAATGCTCTTGGTATTTAGTGGAAGCATAGAGAACATGCATGGCATTAAACAAATACAAAGCGGCACTAGATATACGCATACTACCTTTTGGACAAAAGATATGTATAAATCAAGCCGTGTTGCAATAGATCATTTCAGGAATAAGTTCCCACACGAAAAATTAGTTGACTAAATCAAGCAGTTTAGATATAATAGATAAAGGAGATAAAATGAATCAGCCAGAAATATTAGCACCAGGTGTATTAGTTTATAGAAACGTATTCCCTGAAGAAATGAATTTGATTAATAGGTTAGAGGAATGCCTATCTGCCGACCCAAATGCAGAAGGAGTCGGATACTCAGACTCGCCACATGCCACCTATAAGTGGAAGCAGGCAACAACAGGGTATGCAAATAATGATCTAAAGTATAGAGATGCTTTTGATTTTAAAATTAAGAAAAACAATGAAGATGATTCTAACAAAAGCCCAGATCAAATTAAACTAGAGAAGATATGGGAAGACTCAAAGAATGCTCAGATTGGCCCAGTTGAAGATTATAGACAAAAGTTTAATGTTGCTCCATTAAAATACTGGGAGTCATTTAACTTTGTCAAGTACGGCCCAGGACAACATTTTCAAGTACACTCAGATCATGGATACTCTTACATATGCGTACTTTCTTCTGTAGGATATATAAACGATGACTACGAGGGTGGAGAGTTATTTTTTGATAAGTTTAATCTAAAGATTAAGCCTAAAGCAGGAGACCTATACCTATTCCCATCTAGCTATTTATTTTCTCATGCCTCTTTGCCAGTAACAAGCGGAACCAAGTATTCAATAGTAACAATGCTTGATTACTTAGAAGCACCTCATACCCCAGACTATAGAGAGATAGAAAAAAGGTATACTGAGGGATATGCCTAAGATACAAGCTTTTATTACTGGGGAAAACCCAGCAAACATAGAACAAATTTCTGTAAAACGAGACTGGATGGACGAGACTGCTAATAGGCATGCTTACAACTGTTTCCCAGTAAGCCTTTCCAATACTCTTGGTTGGGGCATTTCCTTTCCAGAAGATATTGAGTTTATTTGGGACGGAATATCTGATAGTAGTCCACATCATGTGAAAATAATATCAGGTGAAAAATATTGCAATTCAAATAGATCAAATGGCACAATAAGCTTCGTTACAGGGTTTACGTTCAAGACACAAGAAGATACAACAACATTAATAATGCCAGCTCCAAACTTTTTTATACCAGGTGGCCAAGCATTTACAACTGTTTTAACTACTTCATTTTTCTCAGGAGAGATACCAGTCGTATGGAAAATTACAGAAGCAAATAGGGTTATCAAGATACCAGCCAACACACCAGTAGCAACTATCATCCCAATTTCTCTATCTAGACTTAATGAGTTTGAGCTAGATATCTATGACGGATCTAATTATGTTGGCACTAAGTTTGATGGCAGGGCTTATGGCATGACAATTGATAAGTTAAATGCAGAAGGAAAGTGGGCAGGATTTTATAGAAATGCAACAGACCATAGGGGAAACAAAATAGGATCTCATGAGCTAAAAACATTAAGGTTAAAAACAAATGTCAAATAAAATTACGTTTCATTCTAATAGACTTTATAACATAATAACAGAAGACTATCAGCCAAAGCCTGCAAAAAATTTAACACCAGAATGGTTTAAGCAAGCAGACAAGTTTGAATTAAATAAACAGACAGGCGAGTATTGGCCAAACTCAGAAGGTGGCTTTGTAAGAAGTTTTAAGTCTTGTCCAGGCCTGCTAGACATATTTATAACTGGATATTTTTATGTTACGCCATGCGATATTGTTTTTAGTAAATTAAGCAACGGTGACGTAATGGCAACTCCAGAGCCAGGCTACGAAGACTTTGTAGGCGTTAGGGCACCCATGAACGAGTTTCCAGTTCCTCATGGATATCTAGATAGGCACTTCCATTGGTACCCAAATTGGGCTCCAGAAGTTCCAGAAGGGTACAGTGTCCTTTATGTAAATCCGATCAATAGATTTGATTTACCGTTTATAACTACCTCTGCTATAATAGATAATGACAAGATGAATACACCAGGATTAATTCCATTTTTCTTAAGAGATGATTTTGAAGGAAAGATTCCAAAGGGAACACCTTACTTACAGCTCATACCATATAAAAGAGAAGACTGGAAAATGGAGCCAAAGTTTCACGACATGGCCTCATTGCAAGAAAGACACAATGCACAGGCAAAAAAGTTTAGAACAAAAGACGGCGGAGCATACAAGCAAACCGTACGATCTCTTAAAAAATATGAATAGGTGAAAAAATGCAACCAACTAAAAGAGCAAGATATGCAAGAGAGACCATCACACCTTCTGGGTACTTTGGTAATTCTCCAGATAATGTAGTAGAACTAGAAGACATGGTAACGCCAGAAGAGCAGGACTATCTACTAGAGTTTGCTAGAAATAATACTGTCTGGGATGTAACTGAGTCACAATGGAATGAAAATGGAAATATAATTTATGACCATAGGGTTTGGGAAGATCGAGTTGCAACAAGAGACACTCTTTTAAAGGCAGATACGACAGGCGAAGTTGTAGCAATTCTAGGTCGGGTTATTGAAAGAATGACACCACATATTAGAGAAAAGTTTCAGGTTGAAGTAACTCCTACAGACGCTGCAATTGTAAGATGGCCTAAAGGAGCAATGCAATTTCCACATGCAGATAAAGAGCTACATGAGGGTCCAGATGCAGGAACCCCAAATGAGTTCCCATGGTATGATCTAGGCACAGTATTTTATTTAAATGACGACTATGAAGGTGGAGAGCTATTCTTCCCATTACAAGATATAAAGTTTAAGCCAAAGCCAAGAGCGGCATACTTTTTCCCAGGAGATAAGAACTATATT